GTTGAGTCAGTCCGCCCACATCAAAAGTTACATGTTTTCTACCTTGAACAAAGATCTCACCTTCCGTCACTAAACCCCAGTTAGAGAATCGTTTCATCAACTTCTCGCCAAGCACTCGATTGAGACGCTTACAGATGTATGGGATGTCAAATAGTTGAATGTTCCAACCAGTTACCACATCAGGAACATCCTGCATCCAATGGTTGATGAAATGACTTAACAACTCATGCTCTGAGGGGCAATAATGATAAGTGACATTTTTCTGTTTATTAATAAATGGTTTTACACCCCAGGTAGTAATTTGTTTGGTAGTGTAATCCTGAATAGTAATAGCAAGAATCTCTTCTGATGCAGATTCAACATCAGGAAATCCTCTTTCTGCAGTGGTCTCAATATCAAGAGTAACCAGTTTGATTTGACTGATGTCAAATTTTACTTCATCCTCAGGATATTTTTCAGAGATGTATTGATAGATATATCTATCATTTCCGTAGATCTCAAATCCATCCACCTCATCATATTTTTTGTAGAATTCGCGACAATCCCGAACTGTACCGGGATGCACTTCCTCTACAGATTCTCCATTTAAAGTTCTATACTTAGAGTCTCTTTTTGATTTAACAAATAAAGTAGGAAAAAATTCATCCCGGTGCTCATACCTCCTACCATTCTCAACTCCACGAACAAGGAACTGATTACCAATCAATTGAACATTAGTGTAAAAACGCATTACTTAGTGAGCTTTTCGTATTTTTCAACCAGGGTGGGCATAGGTTCTGTAAGGGTAATAATCTTATCAGAACTAATCATAAATTCATCTTGACGTGACACAGAAACTAACCATGGTTCAAGAGTTCCTTCTTTTTGGATGATAAAAGGATTGGTTAACTTGCAGTCAGGTTGACCGATGTCTGCTCCTACCTCATCAATCTGACTGATCAGTATCTGATTGTTTGTCAGCAGAATTGCTTTGATTGTTTTTTCCATGGTCTACGATGTCCTCAATGTACATTTCTTTTAGTTTGACGGTTGGTTCTACCATAGTCACAACCCAGTCAGCAGGGACGGGGATGGTCTCTTCGGCAGACAGTGGGATCCAGGGGAAGAGAGATACCTCATATCCAGCCTTACGTCCACGTCCTTCACTCTCATCATCAAGAACGTTAGGATCACGCATCTTGATGATACAGGGTTTGTTAAGATAATATCCAACTACTCGTCGGTCATCACCTTCACCATATCCCATTTCTGCCACACTGGCAATCATATCTTCACCAGACTTCAGGAGTAATAGTTTAATAGTCATGTTTCTGCTTTCACTTCTTTTTTAACTTTTTGTTTTTCTACTTTAACTTCTGTGGGAAGTTCGGGGACAGGTTTGTACTTACGATAGCGTACTGTTTCAAAAGTCTCAAAGACCTCTTCAGGATTACCATAGCATGTCTTCTTACGGATCTCTACGATTTCATCATAAGGGTCTATTTTGATATCAGGCCACTGGCGATGTGCGTTCTCAGTTATCTCGCGACTGATTACCTCATACTCCACACCATTGCCTGATACGGGTAAGACAGTTTCAACATACTCTTTTTTCTTGGGTGCCATGAGACATTTTAACTTCAAGAGTATTCTACCAAGAAAAAAGAGGGGCGTCAACTGGATTTTGCCAGTTGCCCCTCTGCGGCGACGATATTTAACAAGGTAGCCACTACTATTTAGAACCAGTCTTTACGTTGATGATGAACAGGAACAATCCTACCTAGGGTAACACTCAATAACCCATCTTCAAAAGTAACTGATCGAACCTCTGTATCGTCACTGAGCGTCCACGCTCTAGTAAATGACCGTTGAGCCAGACCCTTGTGCAAGTAGTTGGTTTCCGTTTCAGTATCCTCCTTTTGACCTTCGATAAAGAGTTTACCATCTTGTGTGTATACATTGACTTCTGCTTTTCTGAACCCCGCCAGAGCAATCTCTAACCTATTTTCAACGTTGCTTACTTCAACAAGATTATATGGTGGATAGTTCGACGTGGTTTCGTGTAGATCGAATACCCTATTTAGGTAATCATTCATACCAATACTATTTTTTGAAATTTTATCCAACAGTGCAGGAAGATCCGACGCACCATACTTGTAGGTGTTAATGTTACCCATGATAGTAGCTCCTTTAAAAGCGAGTTTGTGTTTTGTGGTCCCCGAAGGCAACCTTTTTGGCGTCAAAGGGAAACCCGTAGGTCTCCTCCTCTGACATTACTAATTATAACACATAACAAAAAAGACAGTGTAGTAATAACCACACTGTCTTATAGGGTGTTCCGACTTTCGTAGAGACCGCACGAAAGGTCTCAAGATTATTTATTCGGTTTCCTGGGGTTTAGTTTTTTTACCAATGTTATACTTTTGCTCAAGTTGCCATTCTCCTTTATCTTTATAGGCAAGCACCTTGATTTGATTCAAAGGAGCAATATCTAAAACACTATCTTCTTTGACAACACTTATCAGTCCCCAGTCTGCGAGGAGACGTGCAATTCGATTTCTTCTCTGAACATCATTAACCGTAAGGTTAGCATGCTTTCCGTCTAATGCAAAGAGCTCCTTAAAATGCACGATGAAATAGCGACCCTGCTTGTGCAAGATGTGGCAAGACTGGTAGAGTTTCTTTTCCTTGCGAGATGCAACTCCAATGCGTGTTAGTGTCTCACGAACTTTCAAGAAGTCATCGGGTTCACTCAGAAGCACTTCCACCATTTGATCTTGTGACCACTGTACCGTAGGTTCAACCGTAGTACTCATTTCATTCCTCCAGTGTCAAGTCGTTGTTTAATAAAATTAATCTGTTCTTTAGTAAGAATTTTCAGAGCTTGAGATGCCTTCTCGTTACTATAACCATAGTATTGTTTGACACATTCTAGATCCTGGACTTTATCCTTTCGGAGCCAAGGAGAGAACCTCTTTCTTTTCCTCAAAGTATTTAGATAAAAAGAATATTGCATATCTTTATCAAGAAAGTTATACTTATTCATTTCATTAGCAAACATGACACAATCAAGGTGCCCAGACAGACAACGATTAACGATATATGGGGGATAAGAGCTAGTGTCCTCACTTAGATCTTCCTTTGTAAAATTAATTGAGTTCAACCAGTCCTTTAGTTCCATAATTAAAAAGTAAAAGTTCTTTGCGATTTTTTTGTTCGCGCATGTATTCACCAACAGAACGCATGGTATAAGTCAAATCAAATTCACCGGCATTCCATCCATCAAATCTTTCCTTGACTAGATTGGAAGAGTTGTATGATATTAATTGGTGACCAATATGCCGATCACAATCGAGAGCAAAATCATCATGATTAAATCCATTATGCATACTCCCCTTTTTTCCATAAAGATTGTCTTTAATATCATATGGAGGATCTAGATATGTAAATACATCCTTACTATCAGTGAGCAGTTCTTCATATGACTTGTTGGTAATCTTCCAGTTCTTAATTATCTCAGAGTATCCTGGAAGTTTTTCGATTCCTCGCATTGAGAAGTTGGAGACACTTGCTTGTTTACTGAAGGAGGAGGACTCAGTGAGACCACTAAAACTGCACTTGTTAACAATATAAAAAGCAGTTGCACGAGATAAATTCGATTCAGTATAGTCATTAACAACTTCCTTTGATTTTACAAATAAATTTCTTGCCAACTCTTCATTAGAGTTCCTTGATTTTTTATCCCGCAACTCTTCATAAAGAGAAACTCCTTCATCCTGCAAAACTCTCCAGAAGTTATACAGGGGTTCATACAAGTCATTTACCCACACTTGAAGATGTGAATATTTTTTTGTAATATGTATCGCTACACTGCCGCCACCAAGAAATGGTTCACGATATTCTTTGTAATCACGTAGATCGGGAATATAAGCATCCATCTTAGTACAAGCACGAGACTTGCCACCAGGATAACGAAGAGGAGTTTTAAGAGATTTCCCAGAAAATGTAGTACCACCTGGATTTAACTTGTGCTTTAACTTTGGTTTTCATTTGTTTCATAATTTTTAATTAGTCGTTCAACTTGTTTTTTACTTGTTCCGCAGGGAGCATTTTTTAAACAGAGAAGGATACAATCTCTATCAGAAATCAATGGTTTTTGTGTCCAGACAATTTTGTCGCTCATTTAGAATCCCCCACCCTTAGACTTTTTCTTTGATTTAGGTAAGATTTCCTTTAGTCTTTTCTCATCATAGAGAGCACAGAGTTGAAGCATACGATCTAAAGCATATTGAAACTGAGAACCCTTACTCATCTTACTGAGCAGATGATGTGCTACATCATATCTAAGTTCTTCTAGTTCTTTCTCGTTCACTTGAACTCACACTCCACCATGATTTCAGTAAGACAAGCTAGCATATTTATTTCTTGATCCGCCACAAATGCCATCTGATACTGATACTTAGCAAGAGTAAGCACAGCAGCA